AGTATTTCTGTCTCCTGGTTGGCGCCCACCGGCACCACCGACACCTCGTAGAGCTTGAGCTCGCGGAGCTCGTAGTACTCCTCGGTGTCGCCGTCGTCGGTCTGACGCTTCGCCCAGCCGCCGGCCAACACGTCGTAGGCGAACGACATCTGATTGATGCGCCGACCCTTCAGTAGCCGATAGGTCTGCAGCGACTTCGGGTTCTCTAAGTCGAGCTGCACCTTGACCAGCAGGCCCTTGTCGTCTTCCTTCGCATCGAGGCACCACCCGATGTTGAAGTCCGGGTCGGACATGTTGTGCCCGAACAACGTAGGGATGGGGTCGCCCTTGGCCTCCCACCGCGCCAGATCGTTCGTGAACGCCCCCGGCATTACCACGTCACCGTACGAATCCTTATTGTTGAACACCGCTGCGTAGCCGGTGAACTGGCCCTCAGCCAGGCCGTCATCAGGGCCGGCCTTGATCTCGGCGAATGCCTTCTTGATCAGCATCAGTCGTCCTCCTGCAGGTCTTCGTCCTCAGCACTCGCGTCAACAGCGGGGTCGGTGTTGTCCGGTCCAGGCTCGGCCTCGATCGGGTTCTGATCACCGTTCTGCGTGACGTTGAGCGGGCGGATCAGCTCGTCACCGCCGTCGATGGGCGGCCGGTTGTCCAGCGCGCGCGCCTCGTTGATCGTCATCGTCGGTCCGCCGACGGCGCTGCTGATCGCGGCCTGGCGCTCGACGAAGCTGCCGGTCAACTTCTCCCGCAGATTGAACTCCACGTAGAAGTCGGTCCACTTCGCCTCGAAGTCTGAGATCAGTTGCAGCTCAATCTCTTCCTGGATCATCGTCAGCCACGGGCCAAGGGTGTCCTGGTACAGCATCTTGTGCTGCTCGGTGATGTTCGAGAACGACGCCTTGTCCAAGATCCCCACCATCGGCGGCGGGATGAAGTAGGCCGCGGCGACCTCTTCGCGGGTCAGCTTGCGGCCCTCGATGTACTGCAGATCCTTCGCCGACGAGCTGGCCGCGACGAACTCCATGCCGTCTTCGAGGATCGGCGTTCCGCCGGCCTGCGGCCCGTCGCCCGCGTACTGCTGCTGCCACTGCTGACGGAACCGATCGCGAGCGTCCTTCGACCACTCTTTCACCCCCGACGTCGACGGGGGTGGCCGCTTGAGGTAGCCCGACACTCGGGCGCCGTTGCGCATCATCTGCTCACGCATCTGCGATCCGGCCCAGTCCTCCATGAGGATCTGCCGCAGCGACTCCAGCGGCGACACCCCGACGTCTTCGGCGGCGCTGTAGCCGCGGAAGTACACCACCTCTTCGCGGTCGTAGGTCTTGCGCTGCTTGGTGCCGGCCACCTCGAACTTCTCCGGCGTCAGCCAGTTATCGCCCTTCGGGGTCACCATCGTCGGTGGCAGTCGGATCAGCCCGGAAGTGTTGTCGTTGGCCTTCACCTTCAGCAGATACGCGACGTCGTAGATCGCGAAATCGTGTACCAGCGTGTTGATGAACCGGTAGCGGGTGGTCCACGGATTCGGCCGGCGCAGAAGCATCGCCAGGGGGTGATCCTGCAGCCGCTCACGGTCGGTGTCGCCTTTGCGTTTGAAGGTGTGCAAGCCGAGTTGGGCGATGTTGCGAGCCAGAAACGTCGTGACCGTGCGCACCGCGGGCTGACTGCGCCAGATCTTGTCGTAATCCATCGACATCGCCGTGACCACTGGCAGCCGACTGGTCGTCGTGAAGCTCGGCCGAGACAGGCCGCGCACCGCGCCCTCAGCCACGACGAACGACATCAGCCCACGACCTGCACGTAGTCGACGTTCGCGCTATCGATCACGATCTCACCGTCAGCCGGGGACGGCGCGGACGCGTCGACGTCGTGAATCGCGCAGCCCTTCAGGATCAGCAAGTGACCGGGCGTCTCGACGAGCACTCCCGACACGGCGTTGCCGGAGAACAGCGACACCAACACCTGCCGGTTCAGGCCAGGATGCTTACGCAGCAACGTTCCTCATACGATCATCAACCCTTCGCCGTCGTCGTCCTCGTAGGCCGAGGTGGATTCGGCGTCCCGCGCCGCTACCGCCCGCGCCAGCGCCATGATCAGCGCCACCACACCATCGATCTTGTCGCCGGCGTTCTTCTTGTCCGGCTTCACGTTCCCCGCGGGGTCCATCGCCACCGCGAAGTTGTCGACCTCCCACCGCAGCAGCGGGTTACCGCCATGCCGGATCAGCGGCTTTACCGGCACCCCGTCGTCGTCGGTCTTCGCCCCGATCTTCACCAACCGCTGCAGATCCCTCGTCGGCGCCGACATGCTCGCGAAGCCCTGACGGAACGTGATCATCGGCGCGCCCGCGGAGATCAGGTTGTTCACCAGCTGGTCTGCGTGCCACGGGTCGTAGCCGAGCTCCTGCACGTCGAAGTCGTCGAGATCCCGCTTGATCTGCGCCTCGATGAAGTCGTAATCGGTGACGTTGCCCGGCGTCGTTGCCAAGCACCCGGTCTTGGCCCACCCCGACGCCGCGTCCGCAGTCCGGGCATCCAGGTCCGGCAGGCTGTCCTCCGGCGCCCAGTGCCGCACCAGCACATCAAAGCCGCCGTCATCGGCCGGGAACACCCACGCCAACGCCGTCAAGTCCGACGTCGACCCGAGATCCAGCCCGCCATAACACTTCCGGCCCTTCAACCGGGACTCGTCGACCATCGACGCGTTCACATCCCACTCGTCAACTTCGAGGTAGCGGGTCTCCTGCTTCGTGCGGATACCGAGGTGCAGCCGCAGATACCGGGCCAGCTCGGCCGGGTTGTCCTTCGCTTTCTCCGCGGCCTCGACCATGCCTCGGACCGTGGGGGAGATCCCGTAGCCCGGGTTCGCCTTCCGCCACGTCGACTCCGCGAACGGGTCATCTCCCTTGACCAGCTTGCCGTCGACGTACTCCGGTTTCTCGGCCGCGAACACCACCCCATACGTCGTCGGCCGCCTCAGCACGCCGCGCGCCAACTTCTCGATCAGTGACCGCTTCTCGTCATACGGGGTGTGCCGGCGGCCCGCGTCGGCCGTTGTGATGTAGATGATCAACGGCTGCTCACGCGAACCGGTGCCGCTCTCCAACGCCTCGATCAGCACCATGTCCTTATGCAGGTGCAGCTCGTCGACGATTGCGCCGTGAATGTCGGCGCCGTGCTGCGCGTCGCCAGCGTTCGCGATCGGCTGGAAGTACGACCCTGACGCCGCATGAGTGATCCGGTGCTTCAGCGCCCGCAGGTGCCTCTTCAACCCCGGCGACTTGTTCACGATCTGGCGGATTGGCTCGAAGACGAAGCCCGCCTGATCCTTCGTCGTGGCCGCCGCGACGACCTGGGCGCCGTGCTCGCCGTCGGCCGCCGTCAAGTAGATCCCCCACCCGGCGGCCGTCGTCGTCTTGCCGTTCTTGCGGGGCACGTCGACGTAGACGATCGTGATGATCCGCACCCAATTGCCCGAGTCCGGCGAGCGATGCACCCAGCCCGCCGGCGGCGCGATCACATACGCCACCTGCCACACGTCCGGGTCGAACCGCTGCCCGGCGAACCGTCCTTTCGTGTGCCGCAGCTGCCGGAACGCTGCGATAACCCGATCTACGCGCTCGGGGTCGAACCTGGCGCCCGGAACCTCCCGCGGCTCCGGCGTCTTGATCAGCGGCGGACACTCCGGCGGCGGATAGTTCCGCGATTTCAGATACCAGGCGACCTCCGGCGACAACTTGAGTTCGTCAAGGTCGACGTCATCCCACGGTGACGGCTTGTCCTTCCTCGACGTCATCAGCGAGTCGCCTCGCCGCGTACGTGGCCGCCTTCGTTAACCTGTCGGCGCTGTCGGCGAAGTACCCGATCCCCATGTTGCAGTTGTTGCAGAGGATTCCGCGCACGCATCGGCCGCACGCTGGCGTCTTGGAGCAGCAGCCGTGATCGTGGTCGATGGCCCACTGCTGCCACTTCCCACCAGGCGCGTCCGTTCCGCAGATCGCACACACACTGCCTTGCGTGGCGAACAGCAGCTCGAACTGATCGAATGTGATGCCGTACCGGACCGGAAGCTCCAGGCACCGACGGCATTCGGAGCTGCGCTGCCGGATGAACTTGCCAGGCTCCTTCCACTGCCTGCACGTCCGGCACCGCCGCAGTCCGTCGCGTTCTTCGATCGGGTGAACCCGCCGGGTTGCAACGGACACGATCTCGCCGTGCTGCCGCCACTGTCGCGCGTGCGGCCGACAGAAGCCCGTCGCGTCGAACCGCGGCCGCCCGCATTCGTCGATCTTGCAGAGGTCGCCCGCAGCGAGACGCTTGGTGTTCAAGTTCTGCCGCCAGTGAGACGGACACCGCTGCGTCCGAGCTTTCCCCGCAGTCCTCTCGCAGCCCTCTTCGATGCACATTCGCATGACCCGAAGTCTCCCAGGCCATTACGACAAATGGGCAGAGGCGCGGCGCGAGCTCAGTCGTCGCCGACGGCACCCGCGAACGGGTTCGCCTCGTGCTCGCCACGGTCATCGTCCCGCTTCGAGACGTTCCGCTCGCCCGCCGGCGTCAGCCCGAAGTCATTCGCATACTGCCGCAGCCGCGTCTCAGCCTGCTCAGCCACCGCCACCGCCGGATTCTTCGTCCACCACACCGACGTCGTGCCATCCTTGCGAGTCGACTCGTTACGCACCGTCGACCCGTTCCTGTCGATGTCCCGGTACGCGGCCACCAGCCGAGACCACACCTGGCAGTACGCCGCCAACGTCGCCCGATCCTCCGGCTTCACCAGATCCAGCCGCGTCAACCCCGGCACGATCCGGCGCCACTCAGCCTTCGCCTCACGCGACAGCCACGTCGGCGCATTCGGCGCCAGGCGCTTGAACGCCGGCGGCGTCGGCACCGGCTTGCCCTCGCTGTCTCGGCCGTCTCCGCGGCCGTTGAGCAGCAGCAAGGTCGCCGGCATGCGTGCCGCCACCGGTCAGACCCCCCCATATGCAGCGGTACTGCAGAAAAAAGCCGAGCCACCGTGGCGGGTCGCCGGCCGCGGATCGGTGGCGATCTGGACCCCCTTACCCGGGCTGGGGTGGGTCGTGCTGGGGCTGTGCGCGACGCTGAGCGACGAACGGGTCACTTGAGGCCCATTGCGTCACGCAGCCGACGTCGGAAGCTCGGCTGCTGGTTGTTGTGAGCGTTCGGTCGAGGACATCCGCACTCGGGGCATGACGCACTGATCGGTCGTGGTCCTGGGCCGTCGCGCCGTGAGCAGTAGCGGTGCGACGCTCGGGCAGGCGGTGGTCGCATCTGGTCACGTGGCACTGAGGGTGACGCGTGGCCTGGTTGGTATCCGCCGTTGCGCGGTGCGATCCAGCTCATCAGTTGGTCTGCATCGCTCGGTGACACCAAGCGCATTCGTCGTCGTAGCCGGGCCGGTGACCGCCGATGTACGCGCACTGCGGTGTCGTTGCTCGTTTTGGGTTCACGTTCACCTCGCTCTCGTCTTGCCGCGCTGGCTGTCAGCGTGGGTCTTGGTGGTGTGGTGGGGATCGCACAGGCTCATGAGGTTGCGCGAGTCGTAGCGCTCTCCCCCTTCGGCAAGCGGGGTGACGTGGTCGACGACGCTGGCGACTCGGTGGCAGCCGGCGGGCCATTGGCAGTAGGGGTGCGCGCGGAGCTGTGCGTCGCGGGTGCGCTGCCATCGGCGGTCGTTGGATGACGCGTGCGTGCTGCCCTCCCATGGCTCGCGGCAGACGCAGGGTTGTCCCTTGGGTGCTGGGCGGCCGCATCGGGCGCACACGCGGGGTGGTGCGGACGGCATCAGAGGCCGCCGAGACGGGGGGATTTCGGGGGGTGGAGACACTTCTCCCCGAACAATTCCGCATCGTAGCAGGTCAGCGATCCCAAAATGAATCCTCAGTGGTTGACGGGGGTGTTTCGGCGTGAGCGTAGGTCTCGTGCGCGCAGCTTCCGTGCGCGTTTGACGCTGTAGACGTAGGGCTTGTCGTCGTGGGTGTGGGTGGGAACGATGGCGCCGTTGTGGAGGCGGCCGGCGGGGCGTAGCCGTTTGGCTTTGATCCAGGCTTGGAGGGTGTCGGGGTCGATGGGTTCGCCGCAGTTGGCCATGACTTCGATGATTTGCTCGGCGGTGTGGTAGTCGCGTTCGGCCGCGGCGGCGCGCCGGGTTTTCTCGACGTCGATGTCGTGGCCGCAGTCGGGGCAGGTGACGGTGTGGTCGTAGGTGTCGGCGTAGAGGATGTGTCCGCAGTTGACGCGTTGGCCGTGGCGGTCGCGTCCGGTGGGGGTGGGGCAGGGTCCGACGAGGTGTCGTTGTGTGGGGTTGATGGCGGTGACGAGGGTGCCGGTGCGGTTGGTGTCGGCGCCGACGAGGGTGTGGATGTCGTGGTAGAGCTGGCCGGCGGTGGGGAGTTGAGCGATGGCGGCGGTGTTGACGTGGAGCCAGCGGGCGAGATCCGGGGTGGTGACGGTGGACAGGCCGGGGGGTGTGCGGCCGGTGTGATGTTGGACGACGTCGATAACCCAGTGCAGCAGCATTTTCCGCACTTTGCGGGCTTTCTCGGAGGCGGCGAAGTCCATGACGTCGAGGCTGTCCTGAGTGCGGGTGCGGCCGATGGTGCCGGTGTTGACGCGGTCGAGTTTCTGAATGCGCGCGTCGAGCTCGTCGAGCAGCCACGGCACCTGCGAGAGCATTTGATCCAGCTCGATGACACACCGATCGCACAGGTATCGCGGATTCTCGTTGCCGCAGTGCCGGCAGGCGGTCATAGGCGCTCGACTCCGTAGCCGATCAGCAGCGCGGCCGAGCACGCGATCGCGGTAGCGAGAATCGAGAAGCACCAGATCTTCAGCATGGCTTTCCAGCCGAGATCGAGGACCATGAGTCTGGCGGGGATGGCGAGTAGCGCGACGATGATCGATGCGCCGCCGATGATGGCAAGTGCGGCGGTCATCGGGCGCGCGCGATCTTGGGCCAGGGCAGCAGGGCGAGTGCGGTGCGGTGGCGTTCCTTGGGTTCGAAGGGGATGGGGTCGCCGAGCTTGTAGGCGCCCATGGTGGCGTAGGACAGGGCGTCGGCGACGTCGTCGGGGTTGTCCTTCTTCCGCCAGCTGGCGAGCGGCTGAGCCAGGCGGCCGGCATACCAGTCGTCGATAACGGCAATCACGTCGTCCTTGGATGCGCCGCCAGCCCCGGTGACCCACGCTTTGGCGGTCTTGTTGCCGACGACGACGCCGGGAATGTTGCGGGCGTCGAGGTTGCCGAAGATGCCGTGCCAGACGGCGGATCGGTCGAATTCGGAGCCGCTGAAGCGGACGCCGATTTGTTCTTCGATGACGAACACGTCGGGGTGTCCGCAGGAGAGGGAGGCGTCGGTGGCTTCGCGGATCATCTTGCGCACGCGTCGGCTGCGTGAGGTGTAGCTGGCGCCGTTCTGCCCGTCGCGGCCGTACCGCGCGTAGTGAACTGGCTGGCCGTCGACGAGAACGGCGACGCCGGTGGATGTTAGCGAAGGGTCGATCCCCACCGCGATCATTCGTCGCCCAGCGGGTGCGCGTGCTCGCCGGCGGCGCCCCAGCCCCACCCGTGTTGGTCCTCGTGAATCACAAGATGACCGACGGGATGTATGCACGTGCGGCCGCCTGCTGATTTGACCGGACATGGACTCTGTTGGTTGGCCCCGGGGTTGACGACATTGAGGATCGTGCCGAGCGCGTCAGCGGTGGCCACGGCGCCGCGCGTGGTGGCGTCCACGATGACGTCGATCATGTTGGTGGCCATCAGCTCGGCGATGGCGGTGACGGCGTGGGCGATAGCGGCATCCGCGTCACCGCCCCTGGCGAGTTCTGCTTTCGCGCGGGCGATGTGCTCGGCGGGTGTCAGTGACGGCCTGGCGGTCATGCGGTGGTGCCTTTCTGGTGGTGGTCGGGGCAGTGGTAGGTGTCGGTGTTGGGCCGGTACTGCCAGGGTCGGCCGCGTTCGGAGGGCAGTCGGATGGCGTCGCAATCGGCGCAGATCAGCGGGGACGGTTGGGTGGTGCAGTCGGGCCGATGGTCGCCGTGCACGTCCAGGTAGAGGCCGCAGCCGGCGCACCAGGTGTCGTCGACGAGGTAGTTGGCGGCCATGTCGGCGCCGGTCAGCGCGGGCATCAGCGCAGATCCGCTCGGAGCGTGCGCTTGGCCTCGTCGACGAGCGCCTGATTGCGTTCAGCGTGAGTGGCTTCGCATCCCCGGACCCATCGGTCGCCGTGGCGTGTCCAGCGGCAGCGCTCGCCGGGATAGTCACCGAGAGAGACCTTTCGGCTGCAGAACGCGCAGGTGCCTCCGTCGAGCAGTCGGCGGGCGAGGGCTTCGACGGCTTCGACGGGGCCGATGCTCTCGGCGGTGATGCGGGTGCCGTGGTACTGCGCGTGGGCGTACCAGCCCATCTTCTCGACTGGCACGTCGTCGTGGAGCCAGCCGATCTCGATCTGTTTGGCGCCGGCGCGGCCGATGAGGTCGAGACCTGCGTTCATGGCGTCCTGGTCGAACGTTGGTTGAGGCATCAGCGGGCCTCGGCTTCGCGTGGAGTGAGTTTCCAGTAGCCGTCGACTTTGCGCCACAGCTGGCCGCACAGCGGGCATGTCCAGCGCCGCTTGCGGTCACCGAGCGGTGTCGGGCAGATGTGGTCCTCGCCGGCGTTCACGGCCGGTGCTCGTCGCACACGTAGACCGGCGAGTGCCCCCAGACGACGATCCGGCCGGTGCTCGGTTTGGCGCAGTGGGCGCACCGCCACGGGTCGTCCTGGACGTCGCGCTCGGGGAACAGTGCGTCGATCGAGGCGGCGAACCGGCGCTCGTGCTCGGGGTCTCTCGGCGAGTGCAGAACGATTGTGCCGCCGGTCATTACGTCGACGGTGTAGCCGATTTCGCGGGCCAGTTGCTCGATCTCGTACTCGGCGACGGCCCGGTCGTAGTCGGCAATCGCCGGGTGTCGGGTCGGCTCAGGCATCGGGTACCGTCCGGCCGACCGCGGAGATGCCGTCGCGCAGGGCGGGGCGTTCGACGGCGGGTGAGAGCTCGCGGGCCTGGCGGATCGCGGCGAGCTCGGCGGCGTCTTCAGCTTTCGATTCGCACAGCGCCTCGTACTCCGGTGACGGGCCGGTCTCGTCGCGGCGGTCCTTGCGGATCTTCCGGGCAAAAGCGATGATCTCGGCCGGCTCGGGGGCGTCAGGCTCGAACTGGGCGCGCATCTTGACCGCGGCGATCAGGTCGGCGGCGGCGAGGTTGTGCACGTTGAACAGCTCGGCCCAGATGCGCGCTGTTGCAACGGCAGCGTCCCGGTCATCGAGCTTGGGGGCGGTGCGGCGGTGGCAGGCGGCGACGATGGTCAAGACTTCGATGGCGTCGGCGGTGGTGATGGTCATTGGTCGATTGCTTTCGTTGTGGGAGTTCCGTTTTCGGCGGCGCGGACTTCACGGGCGAGGGTTGCCCAGTCGCGGAGCTTGCTGCTGCCGTTGGGCGCGGCCCGGGCTTTGAGCACTTCGGATAGCACCGACGCCAGGGCGTTGGGGCCGAGGCTGGGTTTGGTGAGCCAAAGTTCGAGGGCAGTGGCGACGTCGGCGCGGGGGTGGCCTTCACGGAGCAGCTCGCTAGCCCGGACGCGGAGCATCGAGCGGACGGCGTCGGGGTGGGTCTGCGGGATCAATTCGTTGACGAGTTCAGCTCCAGGCGTGGCGGCGATCCCGCTGTGCCCGTTCGAGTCCGTAGCCGACTCTGGGAGGTAACCAGAGAGATCTTCTTTTGGGTTGGGTTGGGTTGGGTTGGTGCGGGGGCGCGTAGCGCGCGCGTACGGGGAATCTTCAGGGGAGTCCCCCGAAGTGTCCCCGGGGGACGTTGGTGATGTGTCCCCGGCTTTGTCCCCGGGGGACGTAGCGCGCTGTCCGGCCTTCTTCTTGCGCCACTTTTCGCGCTCAGCCTCGATTTGAGCCCGGGAGTCTTGCCGTCCAGGCCCGATGAAATCATGGAACTGCCAGCCCTTTTCGCCGTCTCGCTCGGCGGGATGCCAGAATCCGGCCTCGACGAGCCGGCGTGCTTTCGCAGCACCCTTGGGCTGTTGCTTGACCCACCATCCTGGAACAAATCCATCGGTCAAATAGCGCATGCACCATGAGCCCGCGCGCACCCACATTCCGAGCGCTTCATCGCCTGATCGTTGCGCTTTCGGGTGCCCTTCGAGGCCGTCGTCGACGCGGAAATGAGGCATCAGGTGCCCCCTGCGTAGCCGCGTAGCGACCGCGCGGCGAACATGCGGGCCATGTCGTCGCGGTGCTGCATTGCGGCTTCTCTCGATGAGTGTTCGGAGCTGAGCCGGTGCTCGCGGTACCGCATCCCAAGCGTCCACACGCCGGGCCGATCGGGACAGACCGCCCAGCGGGTGCCGTCTGCGTCGACGCGCGCCCAGTCGCCGCCGCCGTGGTCGACCCACACACCGACGGGCGGATAGCAGATCAGGCAGCGGCGCGCCTGGTGGTCCGCGCACGGGTGGTCGAGTTCGAACGGATGATCCGTGGTCACAGAAGCTTCACCGGGTGCTCGAAGTATTGGCTGAGACGCTGCTCGTAGGAGCGGACGTCCGCCTCAGCGGAATTGGCGAGCTTGGTGAAGTACTCCAGTTCGGTGATGACTCCCTTCTCGAAGAGCAGCTCGACGAGGGCGCCGACGCTCTGCAGCGATGAGTTGACACCGACGCGTAGATGCTTGGGTGAGCACTCGCCGGTGTCGCCGTCGCCGGTGTCGACTTCGCGGAGCATCTTCACGCCGGTCTGCATGGCATGCAGCGCCGCGTAGTAACGCGCTGTGACGTGGTCCAAGGTGTCGCTCATGAACCGACCCGCGATCCGTCATCCCAGCGGAACTCGCTGACGGGCAGATGCATTCGGCAACCCACGCAGTACGTGGCCCCGTAGAAGTGCGGGTCGCGCGCGTAGGTCTCGGCGATGTCTTGACTCATGGTGGTAGCGGCGCCGCAGGTGTCGTGCACGTAGGTGCGCCGCACCGGTCGCACAAAACCCTTCGCCCGCTCGGCGGCTGAGGCGACGAGATACACCTCGGCCTGCGGGCCGGGTTCGGTGTCGGCGCCGTGGGTGAGGCGCGGATCGTTGCGGTCGCTGGTGGTGCCGCTCATGGCCGTATCCGCTCGACGACGTAACGGATGGTGCCGCGCGGCGGTCGGCCGAGCGCGGCTGATTCGGCTTCGTGCATGGGCGTGGTGCCCTGCCAGTAGGTGAACGTGACACTGCCGCCGATGCGGGCGATCAGCGCGCGGGCGGCCCGCACAGCGCGCCAGCGTTCGCGGTACATCTTCGACGTCAGGACGGTTTCGCCGTTGCCCATGGCGACGGTGAACCAGTAGTCGCCCAGGTTGTCGGCGTTGGGGCCGGCCTCGGACTGCCGCACGATCACCGGCCGTCGCGCGGTCATGGTTGCTTCCCGTCGGAGAACTGGACGACGTTGCCGCTGTCGTCGTCGCCCTGGTGGTCGACGTCGCCTGGCCACGGCCCGTCCTGATCTTCACGCTGGTCGGGGTGCAGCGTGATCGGCTCGCCTTCCTCGTCGAACATCGGCGGCTCGTTGTGCTCCGACTCGGCGCGCTCGGCCTCTTCCTGCGCGGCCTTCTCGGCCGCGGCCTTCACGCGGGCCTCTTCCTGCATGGCCTTGAGCTCGTCGCGGGTGGCCGGCCGTTCGGTGCCCGGTCGCCACATGTCGCCGACGCGTTTGCAGCGCCGGACGGGCACCTCGATCTCGCCGTTCTCTTTGAACTTGTGGCCTTCCTCGACGACCTCCAGCTCGACCATCAGCGTGACGCGCGCGCCGGGGCCGGTCGGCGGATTGTCCAGCGTCGCAACGTGAGCGCCAGACAGGTAGATCTCGGCGCGCTCGTGGCTGACCTCGTCGGGGTCGTGCACGTCGTCGAGCGCGTTCGTCGACGCCAGGTCTTCGGGCTGGTCGGTGATCAAAGCCATGGCGGTTACTCGGTCCCTTCACTGGTGGGGGCTGCGGCGGGCGCCGCGGCAGTCTCTTCGGCGTCGCGCGCCGCGTCGGCGAGGATGCCGCCGATCTGGTCGTCGAGCTCGTTCTGTTGCGACCACACGTAGAGCTGGTCGCACACTGTCCCGACCTCCACGTCGGTCAGGTCATTGGTGGAGGTGATGTCGTCGCGGTTGAGGATCGCGGCGTAGACGGCGAGACGGCCGTCGCGGTCGACGCTGCCGGATAGACCGGCGTCGCCGAGCAGCGCGAACAGCCGCTTCTCCAGCGGTGCACGCAGCTTCGAAGCCTCGCGCGGCGCAGCTTTCTTCGCGGCGGTCTTCTTCGCCGGCGCTTTCTTAGGCGGCTCGGTGACTTGTCCGGGTTCCGGTTCCGCGCTCGAATTTGAGGTTGCGGGCGCGGCCGGCGACGGGCTCTCGGCGGGCGCCGGCTGCTCGGCGCCCGGGTCCTCGTCGCCGGCCGGCGTCTCGGGTGTGACATCCGCCTGAAAATCCTTCGCGGAATTGTCGCTTCCGCTGGTAGCAGGCTCGGGATCGGGGACGGGCACCTCTTCGGCGAAGATCTCGTCGACGGTGACCGGCGCGTTCTGGACGCGCGCCGGGACAGCGCCGCGCTCGTCCATCCGATCGAACTGGCGCTGATCCTCAGATTCCAGCTCTTCCCGGCTGTAGCTGATACCCATCAGCACGTCGGGCGCGAGCTCCCGGCACACCTCGGCCTGCGCCTTCGCCTTGAGCATGGTCTGCGGGTCGGTGATGTACTTCATGTTGCCGGCGATCGAAATGGTCGTCTTGCCGTTCCACGTCTTCGACGTCGTCACCCAGTCGTTCTTCTCATCGGGCCGCGGGTTCGTCACGCCGGGCGCCGGGGTGGGCACATAGCCGGCTTGCTTGGCCCGCGCGATTGTCCAAGTGCTGGTGTAGGTCTCGCCGTCCGGCGACTCACCCTCCACGGTCACAGATTCGTCGGACTGCGCGGTGGTGCGGACCTTGTAGCCCTGCGCCTTGAGCAGACCGACCATGGTTCGCGCTTCCAGCGACGGCATGCCGTGAATCGGGATTACCCGCTGGAGCGACTGAATCGGATTCAGCCCGAGCTCGGCGCCGTAGAGAATCGCTGCCGTGGCATCCCCCTGTTTGTCGGCGAATCGCTTCGGCACCATCGTGGTCTGCACGAGCTGCCCGGCAAGCTTCCACGCGGTGTTGTAGACCTCTGCGTGCTCGTGCAGCATCGCGACGGCGTGCGTCGAGTGCGCCCGCGCCGGCGGGAACACGGCGAGGGTGCCGGCGTCCTGGTTCTGCTCGGCGATCTCAGTGGTAGTCATTGTGTTCGGGTGCCTTTCAGTTGCGTTGTGCGCGCGCCGCGGTGACGCGCGTAGTCAGTTCGTCGACGGCCGCGGCATAGGTCGCCGTGAGTGCGGCGACGGCCATCTCTAAATGCACGTCGCCCCACCCGGTGGCCGCCAGGGCCTGAATGGTGAACATGGCCTCGGGTTCCCCGGTGCTGCGGGAGGTGGAATGGTTGCGCGCTTCAAATCCAGCGGGCATGGCTGACAGGTCAGGCACTTTCGAGCATCTCCTCAATCTGCTTCACGGCCCAGCCAGCCATGCCCACCATGTGGATGCCGTCGTATCCGGGCCAGCGGTCCTGTTCGATGCAGCGCGCGTACAGCTCGATCGCGCGCCGGTTCTGACGCCGCCCGAGCGCCACGATCTCGGGATCGATCTGGCAGACGGACACGGTGTAGGGCGCTGACTTCGATTGCACGACGAACAGGAAACCGACGTCGGTCAGGCCGATTTCGGCGAGCCCGTCCTCGTAGAACGCCTGCTGCTGGTGATACCCGTAGTCCATGACGGCGCGCTGAAACTGCGCGGGGTTCGCCGACGTCGCGGTCTTGTAGTCGACGCAAATCGGCCGGCTCAACCCCTCGGGCAGGAAGTCGGGGCGGCAGCGCAGCCGGACACCGGTCGCGTCGTCGTGCCAGTAGATCGAATGCTCAGCCCACCCGGATTCCAGTAGACGCGCCGCCACGCGGTGTTGGAAAACGCGGCCCGCCATGGTCTGCGCTTTTTCCATGTCCGACTTGGCGATCGGCAGTTTGCCTTCGTTGCGGGCTTTCGCGGCGGCCTGCTTCCACTCCGACGTGGACGATGGCACCTTGGCGAGTTTCCCGTCGGCGGTGTGTCCGCACACTTTCGGGTCGAGCATCGCGAGGCGGGCGCCGCAGCCGAGCACCATTTTGTGGGCGGCGTGACCGAAGTCGTAGTTGCGGTTGGGGTCTCGCGTGACGCGCCGGTTGAAGTCGAACTCTTCGGGTGTCGTTGACAGCAGTTCGCGTGCCCCGCTGGAGGACAGCGACGCTAGGTCGGCGTGGTAGACGTCGTCGGGGATGGTGGCGTAGATGCCGTCGTTGGGTGGGATGCCGGTGACGTCGACGCGCGGCGGGATAGCTTCGATTTTGTGGCCGGCGTCCTGGCATCCCAGTTCGGTGCGGCAACTGGTGCACAGCCAGGCGTTGTGCTCGGTGCAAAATGCCGGCTTCTCGCCCGGTTTCTGTCGGCTGTACTTCGCCGCGAATCCGCAGTTGCCGCAACGGTCTGGGGCCGGTCCGCGCGCGCTCATGCCGCGGCCTGCTTCCGTCGTGCGCGCCAATC